GGCGTGGATTGCGGCATACAATCCGGGGCTTCCGGGCTTTTTTACGGGCATTTCCATCTCCGAAGACTGGCTTTTGCGCGTTCGCCATTCTTGGCTTTGGCCGCCACAGCAGACATTCTTGCACAAAATGACTTTTTGCGCCCCTCGTCCGCTTTCGTCTTTGGATTAGGCGCAGGAGCCTTCAGTTTGCTGCCAGTGGCGGCATTATATTTAGCTCTGCCCTTGGCGGTGAGGCCCGCCCCGGCCTTCGTCGACAGCTTCTCGCCACGACCGACTGATAGAGAAACCATTATGAGGCCATCCATGACGTAGGAATCCCGCCCGAACCATAGCTTACCCGAGGTTTATTGTCTACCCGCGCCTCTCTGTGCGCCACGGGGAAAGCGAAAGTAACGGCTATCGCGTCCGCCGCGTCGGGGCTGGCGAGCCCACGGGCCTTCATATCCTTCTTGCTCTCCAGGAATATCGCGCCCTTGCTGTCCGGTTTGGTCATCGGTCCCGTCAGGTCGCCCTTCAGAAACCGGTCCTTCGGTATGGACGCCGTCTTCAGCCATTCCCGCATGTTCCCCCACATCTCGGCCCTCTTGTTGCCATACATGAGCGGTTTGGCCGACTTCATCCCGAAGTTGACGCCCCGGATCTTGTATCGTTGCTCCTTCAGCCGGTCGACGACGCCCGCGCCCAGTCCGCCCTCGTCGATGACCACCAGCGCCGGCCGGTATGTCTCGATCACGTCGATGACGTGGCCCACCACCGTCATGGTGTCGTCGCCCCTGTGCCGCCGTATGGTGACGATGTCCCTGCCCTGCCGCACCGCGATGACCGTCGCGTCCGACCCGAACCGCGCCGGGTCCACGCCCACCACGATGGGCGCGGTCTGATCGTTCCATTTCGGCCGCTCCATGGCCTCCTGCACGACCATCTGCGGGATGAACTGATCGTCCGCCGCGTTGGGGAACGCCCCATACACCTCTACGTGGGCCTGCGCGCTGTCAGGACCGTATTCGTCGATGATCTGCTGATATACCTGCTTGTCGGTCCCTTCGACCTCTCTGGCGTCCACTGTGCGTGTTTTCCAGAACTCCCGTTTGGAGTGGAAGCACTCAAAGAAATACCCGCTGTTGCGGCGCGGGTTGCTGAAGGCCATCCAGAAACGGTTTGGCGTGTTCTCCGTGAAGAAGCCGCTCGCCACCGACCAGATGGCGTCCGGTATGCCGCTGGCCTCGTCGAACACCAGCATGACGCCCGCGAAGTTATGCACGCCCGCGTAGCTGTCCGGGTTCTCCTCCGACCACAGCCGCCCCTCGACGCCCCAGTAGCGCGTGCCGAGCTTCAGGTCGCGCTCGACCAGTTCAGTGATCCATTTGGCCGGCGCGACCCGCGTGGCGCTGACCTCGAACCAGTGGCTCTGGAGCGACATGCTCAGCCATTTGGTGATCTCGGCCCATGTGACGCTGCGTAACTGCGCCTCCGAGTTGGCCGACACGATGGTCGTGCTGCCAATCCTCGTCGTCAGCATCCAGATGACCAGCCAGCTAACGAGCGCCGACTTGCCAATACCGCGTCCCGAGCTGGTCGCCGCCCTGAACGTCTCGAAGTCTATTCGGCCGTTGTTGGCCCTGATGTGTTCCCGCAGCTCCAGCAGCACGTCGCGCTGCCATTTGCGAGGCCCCTCGAAGTGTTCCAGCGGCGTGCCGGGCTGGCCCCACGGGAACGCCAGTCTTACGAACGCGAGCGGATCATCCTTGATCTGAGGCGACCATAGCGTCGCCATCAAATTCTGTTCGTCGTCCGGGGAGAATATTGGCGTCTGCAAGGGTTCCCTCGATTACTCTCATTTTGGCCTGCTCAAGCGCCGCCGTGATGCTGATCTTCTGGTCGACCTGTATCTGGACCGACTGCGGCGCGGACCACCTGTGGGCGTATTTAAGCATTTCCAGCGCCGCTTTGGTGTCGCCGTTGGTAGCCGCCGTGTGCAGTATGCGCGCCATCTCCAGTTCGCCGGAGGCGCGGCCCCGCTCCTCGGCATACTGCGCCATGGCGTCCCTGCTCTTGAGCGCGCGATACTCCTGCGGCGTCATGTCTATGGCGAGCGCCAGCGCGTCGCCCTTCAGGCCCATCCGCGCGGCGTCGTAGATCTGGGTTAGCCGATCTTCGGTCGCTTCAAGAACGCGGGGTTCGTAAGGAAGGCTGTGAAACATGGTTGGACGTTAGCACATAAAAATAAAAAATAAAATTGTTTGCGGACCATTCGTAAATTTCCTTCGCGTAGCCAAGGCCGGCCTCCCCCCGTCTCCGCTCCCCAATGACAACATATGTCAACGGTCAAGAGCCTGCTTAAATGTCAACCAGAACTATGCCGTTTACATTCTGCCAAGCCGCATGGTCAAATGGTCAAATGGTCATGCGCGAGGAGCTCGCACTGGCGATAAAGCCACGTCGAACGATGGCGATGAGATATAGGCGACGAATGGCTTGACGCGCCAGCACACTTGGGCGTCAGGCGGGATGCTAGCGCCTTCGAGCGCCAGCAAAGCGCGGAGATACGCAACGGGCCAGTGGCCATCGCAATGCAGCCGCGTGGCGGTAACGATGGAATGCTCGAAGCTAACATAGGCGAACCGGTTCATTAGCGCCCCCTTCCTACGATAGGACTATTGTCATGGTCAAATGGTCACAAATGGTCACCCGGAAAAGTTGCTATAGCACTCCAAAGTAAATTACAACATTTAAATTCTACTAAACAATAGCACATTTACATGACCATTTGACCATTAGTCCGGTTTACCCTTTAAAATCAGCGGCCCCGCATGGGCAACGCCCATGACCATTTATGACCATTTGCGACCATACTGTCAAAAAGTATTTGACAAGCACAAAACCCGGCGCTATATTCCGAATCGTTAACCGGCGCGCGAGCGCACAAAAGGAGAGTATCCAATGGAAAAGAATGACGCATACAATGCCGGGCGCAATCAGGGCCACGGCCTTGCCTGCCACAATGTCCCGCGTCTCGGTGACAAGTTATGGCTGGACGACATGGGGCGCGTCACGGTCGACGCCGACAATATCCGCGAAATACACCAGAGTTTATGTTTTGCCGCCGAGATGGGCGCGCGCGACTATTCGCCATGGGAGTTCACCGCGCACGCCATAAACGAGTCGGAAGACTTCGAGGTGCTTTGGGAAGAATACGAGCGCGGCGTTACGGACGCCATTTTCGCTGATTTGGCCACCTATACCGATGAGGACTACGGACTATGACAACGATTATTGACGCCACAATTGCCGCCATCGTGCTGATCCCCGCCCTGTGCTGGTTCTGGGGCTGACATCCATCAGCGCGGGCCATAGCCCCGCGCTATCATCAAACATTTATGAAAGGTAAACGACAATGGAATATAACGGCTGGACAAACTACGCGACATGGCGCGTCAATCTAGAAATGTTTGACGGCATGAGCCGCGCGGACATATGCGAGGAAAGCGACACGGCGGCTATCGCCGCCGCCTGCAAAGAACTGGCGGAAGGCGCCATAGAAGAAACGTCGGACGGACTGGCGCGCGACTATGCGCTCGCATTCATATCGGACGTTAACTGGCGCGAGATTGCGGCTCATTTCGGTGACTGAATCAATCCCGCTAACAATCACGCGCCTGCGGCGCGAGATACAGGACGCCCTATGGGATAGCGACGCCGAACGCGCCGCCGCCCTGTCGCGCGAGCTCGCACGGCTCGAAATGCTGCAATCATATGGGGAGACATGGGACCATGACTATTAAACTACTCTGCCCGCATTGCGGGAGCGACTACATAATTCGTGACGCGTGCGCCGAATGGAACGGCACGCAGTGGGTTTTGCTCGGCTTGTATGACAACATGACCTGTAACGACTGTGAGCGGGAATTTTACGAAGCGAAAGAGCAAGCCAATGTGGACCATTGAATTGGATAGAGACGTATTCGAGGCGCTCTTGAAGCACCTCGAAACGATGGAATCGCCACCGCCGTTACTCGCGACGGCAAGGGATGACTTTCGCAACGTGTATGACAACGAATCGGAACGCTACTGGTTAGACGTATGGAATGGCGTCTAGAGTCGTTTCGGCCCGTTCGGGCCGCGACTGACACCGAAGCCGCCAGAATATTCGCGCAACGTCTCGCGCGTCGCCTGTATGGCGCGCGGGGCCGCGTGCGACTGGTGCAACATGCCGGCGGGCACCCGCACGGATTTGACGTTTACGTGTCCGGCGCACGCGCCGGCACTCACACCTATCTGGAGCTTGGACAATGAATCACTTTGATTTCGAACTGGACGAATTTCACCCGCTCCCGAAACATGCCCTGTATGTATACGGTAGCGCCATAATCGAGTATGAATGGATCGCGGGAGACCCTGACACGGGATGCCGCGCCGGCCCTGACCTTGTGCGCGTCGTGTCGCTCTATATTGACGCGGACGATAGTGACGATGTGTTGGAGGTAAAAGAAGGCGGGCTGCTATTCGACCTTATAGCGCACGCTCTACTGGCCAGCGAACACGTCCGGGACGCGGCGCGGGCGCATTATGAGGAGTCGCGCCAATGGCGTCTTATCTAGCCCTCTTCGCGCTATCGTTTCTATACCCTGCGGCCCTTGCGGCCGCTGGTATCACAGGGGTCTGTTATGCTCACAACGAATGTATACTGTCTCGCGGGCGACTGGAAGTCGAAGTCAGTCAAGCACAAAGAGGATAGCTACGTCGCCCTATACGGCCCCGGCGGGACCGTTCGGATTCACATACCGCACGCGGATGCGCGCGCCCTTGAGGCGATCGCTCGCACGCTGGCCTTCGCATTAAGGATGAACGACGGGACTAACAATGCAACTCGCAGCTTTAATAATAGTAGCAATTCTTGAAGCTCTTATCGGCTTGAAGTAATATAGCGAAACGCCCGGCAGCTACCAACGGCCGGGCGTTTCTGGCTTAACCATAGGGAGCATGGCAAGCATGTCAGACATTACCGCAAATGAACTCCGCCGACTACTGGCTTACGATCCCACAACAGGCGCGTTTACTTGGCGCGTGAACAATCGCAGGGCCAAGAAAGGCGCACCGGCTGGCGATTTAGGCCGAGACGGGTATTGGAGAATTGGCATAAAAAAGAAATCATACAAAGCACATCGCCTTGCGTGGCTGTATACATACGATGCTTGGCCGCAAGGTGAAATAGATCACATAAACCGCGTAAAAACAGACAATAGAATACATAATTTGCGCGACGTTACGCACGCGGAAAATAGTCAAAATCTGAGTTCGTATAAAAATAATGTGTCTGGCGTTAATGGCGTCTATTTACGCGGCCACAAATGGGCGGCGCGCATAACGACAAACGGACGGCAAAAACATCTCGGCCATTTTCAATCTATCGAAGACGCCGCAAATGCCCGCGCGCTAGCTGAAATATTATACCACGGTTGCCGCGCTACTGATCGTAGTGATTCTGGAAACGCTAATCGGGATCAAGTGACATGAACCATTTTAACGACATGCTAGAGGCCTATGGGGCGGTCATTCCCGACTGCCCTGCCCCCCTACCTTGCAGCACCGTGAACCGCTCCCTGTGGGCTCTATACCGCAAACTAGACCCCAAAGCGGCGGATGGTCCGCTTATGACGGAAGAAGAAATCGTGCGGCGTCTCGATCTCTTGTATATGAGCGACGGGACGTGTAACATATAGATATCGCGCCTTGGCGCGTCCTCCCCGACTGCCCGGCCCTAAAAAGCCGGGCGTTTCTTTATGGGGTTTCGCATGAGCGAAGAGCGCATAAAGGCGCTACAGCAAGAAGTCTCTCGCGCCTACCTTGCGGGCTATAGCGAAGCCAGAGACCGCGCGCAGCACTCTATTAAAGCGGCTATCGACGAGAGCGACAGATTGCGCCTCGCGCTCGAATTGGCCCTGGCGCATGTTGACGAGGACGCCAGGGTCCGTATTCTAGCAGCAGTGCTACGAGGCAAACCAGCAGATCGAACATAAACCCATCGTCTCACGGTTTCCTTAAATTGACAACATTATCTACCGGCTCGTCCGGCTTTTCCAGCAGATCGCGCAAGAGCGTCTTCGAGACGCGCCGCGCCAGCAGCTCCGGCGCAACCCACACCTGTTTCTTTGTCGGATTCGTCGCGGAGTGAACCCGGCCGATATCCACCCACCCCGCCTCTTTCAAAGCGTGCAGGATTGCGGCCCGGTAGATTTTGGGGG